GTTCCATTCGTGCATGCTGGCGTCGTTGAGCGCGTGCTCCGCGTCGTAGACGTCTCTGGCCTGCTTGGAGCTGCCCATTGTGCGGCGCGCGTCGCGCAAACGACGATGTATGTCCCTTAGCCTGTCCTTCTGCGACTTGGTTAACGAGGGGTCCTCGATGATGTGCTCATGCGCGTCAAACCAGTTTGGCTCGAGACCAAGAACGCGGTGCTCTGCCTCAGCGTTGAGAATATCCTGAATGGCCTTCTGCTGAGCCTTGGAAAGCTTGTCGAACTCCTCGAACACCGGCATCTGAGTCGCCGCATTACGCATGCGGACCGTCTCATTCATTTTGTTGGCGGCACGGTACTTAGACACTTCTGGAATCAGCTTACCCCACACCTCGTCAATGTGGTCAAGAGAGCCAACATACAGCGCCCCCTTCTGGACCAAGTCTTTAAGCTTGTTCCAAGTGTCGCCGGTTCTTAGGGAGCCCGTGACTTCCTTTAACGTCTCTTCAACTTTACGCGACATCTCTGCCACGGATCGGGGAGCTGAGGAGGTCTCGGGCGTCACGGACTCCCCCCGCGTCCCGGGAGCAGAAGGGCGAACCCCCGGGGCAGACGTGTCCACCGCCGGGGCCGGGGTAGGAGTGGTAGAGTCGATACGCGCCGAAACAGGGGCCGCAGAAGGTCCGCCAGTAGACACTTGGTCCGCCGGAACGTAGTAGGTCTTGCCCCTCTCGGTGGTGACCTTACGGACCTCCTTGCCATTCCCCAGTTTCCTTACTTCGGGGGAAACGGTGACTTTTTGGCTTTGTCCGCCGCCGGTCCAGACGCCTTCTTGGCGAACGGGTTGCCCTTGGACGGCGGAGCCTTGCCCTTGGGCGGCGGGGCCTTGCCCTTGCCCTTGGCGAACGGGTTGCCCTTGGGCGGCGGGGCCTTGCCCTTGGACGGGGGCGCTCCCTTGGACGGCGGGGCCGGCGGGGCTCCCTTGGACATTCCCGACATTCCCGACATCATTTCCGCCAAACGCGGCATTGGGGCTTTGGCCATTTGTATCTCCTGCTTGCTTCTCGCGCAGGCGTTGAATCATTTCGCCGCCGCTGAGATTGGGGTCATAGACGCCTTCGCTCTGGAAAATCTGGCGAATGCGGCCGTTCATCATAACCGTCGGCAGCTCCTGATCCTTGGTGGACTCGAGCAGCTGTTCGGCGGCGTCAGATAGCTTTGTCGGCTGAGCGGCGGGGGCCTCAGTCCGGCCTGCAGACTCAGACGGCTGCTCCTGCCTCGACAGAATCTCATTAGCGAGTCGCCAGCCTTCTTTGTTCGGGCCTTCGCGAACGGGCTCGATGCCGTTGTTCAGACGCTGCTCGACGCCGGCAGCGAGTTTCTTTTTCTTGGCCGCGCTATACGAACTTTGCGCGAGGCGCTGCTCGAGAGCGTCCTGCACCATCATCTGCGCGTCTCTTGGCACCTCAGCCGGCTTCTCGCGGTCGGCCATGCGCTGCTGCAGGTCGAACTGGCGCGACAGCGTCTCAAGGTGCTTGGAGACCGTGTACCGGTCCTGATCAGTCGGGGCCTTGTCCAACGCTTCTTGCGCGAGCGAAAGCCGAGTGCCGAGATCGTGAGGCTTGTATCCCTCATCGAGTAGGCCGAGGTACGAGGCCAGCTTCTTAATTGGCTCGGACGGCTTCTCTTTCTTCAGCTCCTCTTGAACCTGATCAGCCAGCACCATATCGTCGGCATAATTGAACGCCGGCAAATTACGCTCTTTCGCGGTCGTGAGACCGGCGCTGTTCAAAATCGTGCTGCGTGCAGCTTCATTGCGCGCCTGCTCCGCCTCATCGCGGACCTGCTGGCGCAGATCGGTCTGCACGCGGCTCTCGGTCGCGCGGAACTCCTGCTCCTGCTGGATTGCGTTCGCCAACCCAGTGTCGCCTAGCTGAGTCGCCTGCTCAAGCACGGACGCCAGCTGCTCATCGGTCCGCCCCTGCAACGGGCGGTTCGGAGAGTAATATTCGCGCGGCTGCTGCGGCGGCTGTTGCTGCTCAGGCGGGGCAAAGCTGACCTCGCCCTCAACCTGAGGCTGCTGAACGGCTTGAGCCTGCTGTTCCTGCGCCTGCGCAGCTTGCTCTTGCGCAGCCTGCGCGGCGCGCTGCTGATCGCCCTGCGTCGGAGCCGCGGACGACGTCGCAGCAATAATGTCTTCTTTGTTGGTTTGATCCGCCGGGACCTGACGGAGCGCCCGCATCACTTGGCTAGTCGCGGTGCCCGCCGACGAAGCGACACCGCCCATGCCGCCACCGGCTATCGAGCCAAAGAACGCGTTCTCGACAAAGCTGTTGGCCTTCTGGCCAACCGTCATGTCAGGGCGTTGCGTCAGCTCAATCAGGCGCTGCGCGCCCTCAGTCGCGCCTTCAGTCAGTGCCTCTTTGGCGGTGTCGGCAAGGACCGTCTTGGCCGCTTGCGTGACGGTCATCTCACCAGCTTTAGCCGCCGCCTTGCCGAACATGCCGACGGGGAGCAGCGACGAGCCGGTGTCGAGGAGCGCGTGCGGGACGCCATACAAGCCGGCTTCTTTCGCCGCCTCAGGGTTAGCCTGCCCGCCGCTTTTCTCAAGCGCCTCGCCGTAAATCGAACCAACAGACTGAGGATAAGTCGCACCAAATGCGCCGAGCGCGCCGCCAACCGCAGAGCCAACAGGTCCAAGAGGTGCGCCTGCAAGTGCGCCTACACCGGCTCCCGCAAGCGTCGCACCGACATTTGGGATCTGTTTAGCGATCTGATACGGGATCTGTCGCGGCAAATTCCACCAGCTGCCGCCGGGATTCCACGGAGCCGTCTCGAGCGCCTGATCACGGTACGGTTCACCAGCCTGAGCCTGCTGACGACCGTATTCTGCCGCAGCGTTAGCCGCAGGGATATTGCCCTGCGCAGCCTGATAGGCGGACGCCGCATTGGCATACGAGTTGGTGAGATCGTAATAGCCTGCGTTGATCGCGTTCCCGAGAAGCCCGCCGCGCGGTTGAGGCTGCTGGATCTGAAACTTGGGTAAAGTGTTCGGATCAAGCACCGGCATCGGCGACTGATCGTAGTCGTCGTACAGGTCAGTCGCGTCAGGAAAACGTAAGTCCGAAGCCATCCGCGCTTATTTAACCTCGATCTGGTCCATACGATCTTCAAGCGTATTGTCGCGAGTCTGCGTCTCGCGGGTGCCAAACGCCGCCTTCCTCCGCTTGGCGTAGAGCGCCTGCGCAGCATCGACGCCTAGACGGGCTTCATCCTGCTGGTAGAGGTCGTTGAGATGACGCTCCATTCGCGCTTGTTCCGCTTTCAGCGGATCAACCTTTTGCGGACGCTTGGCGTTCAGCTCGTTGGCCATTGCGTTACGTAGGCTGATGTCAGTCTGCCGCGGCAGCTCGCGGGCCTGCGCGCGCGAGTGCTCGAGCGAGCCGGTGCCCTGCAGCAGGTGGCCCATGTTGGATAGGATTTTATCTTGCCCCTGCTCTTTCGGGTGAAAGAGCGCATACCGCTCCGCGGCTTCACGGTTGGTGGCTTCGCGCTCCGGACGACGGCGGTCAATCTCGGCTTGAGCGCGGGCCGCATAAGACTCGGCGCTTTCGCGCGGGCGCGTAGGTGCAGCCATCCCGCGGCCACCGCGCGGGCGATCCTGCGCCGGAAACGGCGAATCAGCCGAGCCCTCCGCGCCAGCCTGTTGACGGTTCGGACCGTACTTCATGGCCATCATCTGATCGTACTCCGCCTGATTGGTCGGAGCGCGAGAGAAGTTGCCTTGACCGTCCAACGCAATCGGCGCGGCGGACATCGGGGGGCCCGCGGGCTGCGGATTGAAGGCGTTGTAAATCTGGTCGCCGACACCTGCAAGCGCGCCTAGAAGCGGCTTTGCGCCGTGATCAACCAGCGCCGACCTGCCAACATCATACGCGGCGCGGCCAACATCCACCGCCGCCTCGAGCGGACGACCACGATCAAACGCGCGGCTGGCCTGACTCATGGCCGGTGCGCCGGCATGAGCGATCTCACGCATCGTCTGCATTGGACCGCCAACGGTGTTGAGCGCCTCACCGATAAACTGGCCCAGACCCGCGCCACCCCGCAAAGACGGATTCTGATACGCGTCTTGGATAAACTTGTCGCCCAACGTGCGAGGATTTCTAACCGCCTGCATGTTGTTGTAGCCGCTAAGGGCTTCGCCCAGCAGCGGAAGTGTCGCGCCACGAACCGCCATGCCGACACGACCGCCGGGCGTTAATTCCGGACCAATCGGTGCTCCATGCAGATCGCGCGTGCCACCCCCGCCAGCGCCCGACATCGGACCAGCCACATCCGGCGGATTATAAACGGAGTCCATTGACACGCCGCCGGGAAGACGCACACCAGCGCCATTGGGGCCACGATTGGGGCCTGCCGACGCCGGATTACGGCGCTTGAACTCAAGCATCTTGTCGTCAAACGACGGGTTCCTCGGCACCGGAGCGCGGCCCTGACCCATGAACTGGTTCGGCTGCGGAAAGCTAGATGCCGGAAATTCCTCAACCGGGGGCATGCGAATCGCACCGCCAATCGCGTTGACCGCGCCGCCGCGAGAAGCGACCGGAGTCCCCGCGCCGTAATACGGCATCTCCGCATTGCCCAGACGCGCAGGGCCCATGTTGCCGGGATTCCTCGCCATATCAAAGTCTTGGCCGCTAGAGATCATGTCTCCCAAGCGCGCCAGATCCGGAGCGTTGAAAGCATCGAGACGACGATCAGCCATTTAGCGCTCCCACGAGAAGGCGTTGCGGCCGAAGCCCCACTGTAGTGGGGTAAACAACTTCCGCATGGTGTTGTTACGGGCAAGGGCGATGCTCTCCTCGAACGTCGCCTTGAATTTGTCGGCCAGCGCCGGCATGCCGCCGTCTACATCGACGATCCGGAGCGCCAGATACGCGGCCCAGTCCAACATCTCGAGGTGATGGTCCTCAGGGATCTCCGGTATAGCGGACATGTTCGCTGAGGTTAGGTGCTCTAACGGCATTCGGACGACGCGCAAGCGAAGGGGCTGCACGTACTCCGCGGACGGCGTCGGGAAGATCCGCAGAACCACCGCCGCCGTCGAGTCGTTGTCGTCCGCGCCCAGCGCCTCGTCGGTCGAGTACGCCAGCGGCTTGCCGGGCGGCATGGACGAAAGCTGAGACGGATCAAAGAAATAGCTGTCCGGCATCCGGTAGGTGTCGAACTGCGCGTGGCCCGCCCGGGCCAAATCAGCGATGTCGCCAGTGTATTTGGCGGAGATGATGCCAAGGACAGAGGATTCCAGCGTGTACTCGCTGACCCCCGCCTGCAGGCTCACGGTCATGGAGTTATCGCGGATGCAAAGCGACCGGCGCGCAAAGCGCCGGTACGCCTGATCAATGTAGCGAATGAGGGTCTCATCCGACCAAAGATAGTCAGGGGTGCCATCCACACGGTCGCTGCGGTCGTGCAAGATGTTGAGCTTAAGCTCGTCGAGCAGCTCCTGCAGCGTCATTCGGGCACCCCCTCATGTCAGAGACGACGATAAGAATACCGCAAACGCTCGCGATAGCCTACAACCTGTTTCGTCGCTGGATCGGTGACAGGAACACTCATCACCGCATTGTCGAGGATGTCAAGAATGAACTGGGGAACCTCGACGGGTTCGCCCGGCTTGATGACATACGCGGTGCCGTTGTGGCCAATGGGCAGGCCAGTCGGCGGGATGTCGTCATTTTCCTCGACGAGGATTTTGACCTTCTTCTTTGCTTCCTTCACCGCCTCGATGACAGGAGCCTTCGCGCGCCCACGCTTGGCCTTCGGAGCTTCAGAGAGGTTGTCGTCAAAAAGATCTGTATCGTCCATGTGTTTCTTTCCCGATCAAAAGAAAACTCGCCCCGCGTACGGGGCGAGAGTGAGTTAGACAACCACGAAGTAGTTGACCTTCAACGTGCCGTTGAGAGCCGCCGACGCGTGGATGTTCTGAACGACAACCGTCGCCGCGCCGAGGCCCGGGGTGACAGTCGTGATCGCCGGGGAGCCAGCGGAGTTCGTGCCGTTGAAGACGGCCGCAAACACCTTGCTGGTCGCGGTGATCGACGCGTCCGTGATGCTGATCGACGCGGTAGCGCCGGCAGCGGTGGTCAGCGACGCCGAGGTCACAACGCCCGAGTCCGTAGCCGGAACGTTTGCGGCGTCCGAGGCGTACAGTTCGGTAAGCATCGCCTGAATTTTGGCGAGCGTCAGATCCATCGACTCGTTGCCGGTGGTGTCGATTGCCTGCAAAGCCATTGTCGCTTCTCCTTGTTAGGCGAACGCGACGAAGGTGATGACCTTGGAGTTACCGACCGCCGTAGCGGACAGAGTCACCGTGCCGTCGCTGTTGATGACAATGGCGGAACCAGTGTCGATTGACGTGGCGCTGCTGGTCGTCTTGACGACTTTCGTCGAGGACGAAGCAACAAGCACTTCCCACGTGATGGTGTCGGTCTCGTTGATGACCTTCATCCACGCCGGCTTGAAGCCGAGGTTGATGACCTGCGCGGCGTTGTCCGACGTGAACGAGCCCGAAGCCGTGTTGAGAACGCCGCCCGAACGGGAAGCGATGGTAACCGTAGCCATGTTGATCTCCTAAGAAACTGGGGATGAGGACCGGGGCGTACTCACGCAGAGGCCCCGGCCATGTCCAACCGTTAGGCCGTGCAGAGCGTCTCGAGACGAGCCATGAACAGCTCCTGCAGGATGACCGTGGAGGTCCACAGCTTCCAGCCGACCGTGCCGCGCTGAGCGAGCGGGTCGCCCGGGGCCGGCTTCGGATTCACGACCATCGGCGTCATGGACGACTTGCCCTTGAGGGGCACGATGCCATACGCGTCACGGCCGAAAATCAGGATCGGATAGACGTCCGGATAGCTGCCAGCCGTCGAACGGAAGGACGACGTCGAAGCGCCGCCAGCGGTCGCGGCATCCGCCCACGGGACGAGAACGGTCGACGTCAGGTAACGAACCTGCTCAATCGAGCCAATTTCGCCTTCAAACGGCGAGGTGTGCGGGCCGTAGTCGGCAACCGGCTTGAAGCCCGTCATCTTGCGGATGTCGGTCTCGAGGTCCGGATGGCAGACCGCCATGTAGCTGGCTTCCACCGACTTCGTATTGAACGAAGCGGTCGAGGCGACGACCTGCGTGATCTTCTTCGCGTTCTGGCGGTTAAGAGCCGTCGTCACGCGACGCTGATCGTCGAGGGTCAGAGCCGCAGCCAGCAGCGTGCGGTTGGCGACCTTGTTCGCGTAGAACGCGTTGGTGCCCGCCTTAAGCACGTTGTAGCGGAGAGTTTCGACGGTAACAGCGCACTGCTCGCCGAGAATATCCGTGGTCTGCTGGAGGACCGGGTCCGTGTGCGTATCCTGCACGACGTCCGTGATGGTCACGTAATCGCCGTACTGGTTAAGCGTAACGGTGTAGTCCTGATTGGCGAGGCGCGAGCCAGCCGGGGTCACGCCTTCAACCAGCGGCGTGGTCGCCAGCGGGATGTAGAAGTTGGAGCCCGGGGTGGTCGTGCCGGCCGTGCCGCCAGCGCCCGACAGGAAGTAGCGGCGGAACTTCGCCGTCTGCGTGCTGTTCGTGGGCAGCGGGTAGGTCTGGCCGAACTTCTCGAGGTGAAGATACGGCATGGCGCGTTCGAGCATACGGACGACGCTGTACGCTGCAATCGCGGGTGAGATGTCACCATAAGACGTAATCGTGGACATTTATCTAGCTCCTAGCTTGCTCGACGGTTCGCGAATGTCTCAAAGGCCGAGTCGAAATCTGCCGAGTCGACGCCTTGAATCACCGCGGAACGCTTTGAACTGACTGGGGCCAGAGCCGCCACCGCTTGCTTGGTGGCTGGAGGCAGGTCAGGTGTTCTGGCTTTGCGCGGCTGAGACGGTGCAGGCGTTGCAACCTGCGTCTCCGTTCTAAACCGCGTGATGAGGTCAGAAACCTCATCCACCGTTCCGTGTTGTATAACATGGTTATACGCTGCACGTAAATACGGTGGTTGGTTCTGAGCCCAGTCGATGACTTTTTCGCGAACATCCGCGTAGTCGGGAACAGTTGTCTGAAGATCAGACAAGTGTGTTCGGGTCGCCAAAGACTGGAGCTGATCGACCAGCGGCGAGAACTCCTTGGCGACTTCTTGGAAGACGTAGCCAACAAGCTGTTTATACTCAGCCGCGCGGCGCAGAGCCTCGGCTTTGGCTACATCCGGCCACTCTTCCTCGTATTTCTTGAGGACCTCAATGTCTTCCGGAGAATAATACTGAGGCTGTTCCGGCTGTTGCTGGGGCGGAGGGGGCGGCGGAGGGGCACTCTGCTGCGGCTGACCTTTCACAAGATCTGCAAACCGCGACAGAATTTCTTCGTCCGACAGTCTGGGCTCTTCCGGCTCCGACGGAGATGTAGGTTCTTCTACGAGCGGAGATGTGGGCTCCTCAGGAGCCGCAGCGGCCGTTTCAGTCGGGGCCGGGATCTCCTCACGGGGCTCCTCGCCCGGTGCCGTCATCCGGTCGAAAGCGGCGGCAAAGGCGTCCTCAGGGGCAGCTGCGGGCTCTGGAACGGGTGCCTCGGCAGGAGGGCTCTCCAGTACAGCATCAGTGGGGGTTTCGTTCGTAACTTCATCGTTCCCGATCATGCGTTAGGCTCCTTGATTGATGCAAGGCTCGGGCGTGTCATCGCTTTGATGAGCCCCTCGTACGCCTGAGCCTTACCTTGCAACCGCTCAAAATCGAGCGGATCGCACCTCACCATCTGGTCCTTGACCCCCTCCAACTCGTAGCGGAGGAACTCAAGCACCTTCTGGATTTCCAAACTGTGCAGGCTGGCTTGAAGCTCCCGCTCCAAGAGCACCTTCGGGCTTCTCGCCTGCATCATTTGTCTCCATTCCTGAATCGAGGATGTTCAGCATCGTGTTCACCGCTTCCGCATCTGCGTTGGCGCTGTTCTTCTGACCCTGCGCGATGTTCTTGTACGCGTCGGACAAGAGCTTGCGCTCGTTGGCCTCGTTGAGCGCCTGCTGCGCCTGCTGCGACGCCTGCTGCGCCTGCTGCGCCTGCTGCTCGCGACGCTTGGCCTCGTCGGGCGAAACCAGCAGATTACCCAGATCGCGGACCTTGTAGAGCGCCTCGGCGAATTTCCGCTCGTCGGTGTGGACCGACAATTTAGCCTGCAAGTCCGGCATGTTCTGGAGCAGCTGGTCGATCTGGGTGCCGCGGACCTCCTTGGCCATGAGGCTGGTCGCGCCGCGCGCCACAACATCGAAGTCGCCCTCGGGGGCAAGGCCGGGGTTGAACGTCCGGTTGAAGTACACCAGCGAGTAGATCACGCTCTGCGTGAACGTGTCGAAATTCCGGATAATGTCCTTGAAGGGCAGCGCCGCGTCGCCGCGAAGCATGGAAGCGCCTGCGGCCGTGCGCATCGGTTCGGAAGGCATCCGCCCCCGTTCCATGTCGCCACCCGTCGCCGGGCCCACGAAAGTCTCCATGTCGGCGAATTTCATGAACAGGTCGACCATCTTCAGCAGCTCGTCGATGTGGCTGTCGATGGTGAGGTTCCTGACCGCCGGCTGCGCGGCGTCCGCCCCCATCCCCTCGCGGTACCAGATCTTGTAGGCGCTGGCGCTTGTGAGGTCCTGATCCATTCGGAGCAGGTCCGTGTTCAGCTCGAGGTTAGGCCCGCACACCACAGAGGCGTTGTCGAGCAGCATGCGAGTCGCCGCGGCGATGGACATCTGGCTGTCGCGCATGACGTTGGGCAGGCCGTTGCCGACCGGGCTGGTGTCGTCTTCGTCGAACACGAAGGCGTGGACCGTTTTGACCTCGACGCCCAGCTTCCGCCACGGGTTCAGATCCGCCTTGATGATGTTGCCGTCAATCATCCAGATCTCGGCGTCAAGATCGTCGGCGTGACGCTCCGGATCGACCTCCACCCCGCACATGGACAGATACTGTCCCGACAGGACGCCGTTCCAGATGATGATCTCGTACTTGGACGTCTCGGCCTTCTGCTCGTTGACGTTCACTTTCACGCCCATGGCGCGAAGCTCGGTCTCGAACGGCTGCGGCTTGTAGTTGCCGCGCGGCGTCCGGTTGAGGTACTCGCGGATCTGGTCGCCCAGAAAGTCGGTGCGGTCCATCAGCTTGCGGACCTGTCCGCGGGACATGACCAGACGCTTAAAATAGCCGTCCATGTTGTGGAACGTCTTCGCGGACAGGTCCGGATAGAAGTCCCAGACCGGCAAAAACTCGTACATCGGCTTGTACTGGATGACCTGCGTCGGCATTGGCATGCCGCTGTAAGGGTCCATTTCCCACTTGGTTTTGCTCGACGGACGCGCAAACGGGCCCGTCATAACGCCCAGACCGTAGAGAACGCCCGAGAAGACAACTTTCCGAACCAGATGCACGTAGTCAAGGGTCTGGTCGCCACCAAGCTCCTGAAGCTGGTCGTCGATCAGCTTGGACAGGTCCTCCGCGCGCTCATCGGCCAGCGCCTGAACGGCGTACTCAATAGTCTCGTCGTCGAGCGTCGGCGGCAGGCCCATCTCCTGTGCCTTTTGCATCGCCTTCATGATCGCCTGCTGGACGTCCTCAGGGCTCATGTCCGGCGACGGGCTCGCCTTCAGCTCCCAATTGCGCTCGTCGCCCGGGAACATCAGCTGCATCACCCGCGAGACAATCGAGATGACCTTCGCGCGCGTCACGCGCGGATAAGCCTTGGAGCGGTTGGCCGACATCTCCTTCTCGACCTCGGGATCGTAGAGGCCCAGATACTGGCGGAGGTTGCGGGTCCATTTCAGCTCTTGGATACGGCGATCAGACACGTACGACAGGAACAGCTGGTTGAGCTTCATGCCCACCATGCGCAAGGAGTCGGAGTCAATCGCCGCGACAGGGGCCGTCTCGGGATTTGCAACCAACGTGTCCGGTGGTGAGAGTTCGGCTTCCGCCGTCGCAAAATGGGTCGCGTCAACCATTTTTGGCCCCTATTTAGCGGAAGTGGTAGCCGGCGGAAGTAAACCGCGGCGGCACGAAAGGTTTACGCGCTATTGAAGAATAGCGCAATTCACGCTCACTCTGACGATGAAAGTAACGGCATAAGTAGCCGAAAGCATCCCCGACATGAGAGTAAGCGTTCTTCTCGGGCTCAGCGCCCTTCATGATCTCTTTCTTGAGGTCCATCGCGTAGCGCCAACCACCCTTGAGCGCACGAATAGTCTCAGGACAGTCTGGCGCGGAAACGAGGAGAGCAGGACCTGCATCAACAAGGCGCGTCGTAAAGTGCTCAATGGCATCCAAACGCAGGGGCAGCCGGTTATTGGTCTCGGATTTGACAGCAAAATACCGGCGTATGACATCGACTACCGCCTTCTCATCCGTCTGTGCCCTGTTGCTCGCCGCCGGGTCGGGGGCGCAGATGATGTTGTCGAATCGAACGTCAGGGAAACGCCGACGAATGTAGGGACGGAGGAGTTCTTCGATAAATCGCTGGGTGCCATAGCCGGCAGTGGTGAGTTCCCCGAGAACGAGCAGTCTTCCGGACAGGTCCTGCTGGCCGAAGACGGCGGCGGTCCCTCCAAGGCCGGGGTCGAAGCCAAAAACCAGAGGGAGCTGAGGGTTAAAAAGAAGAGATTTGTTCGGTACATGGAGATCCGGCTTAAAGGTTGGCACGACCGCCTTCCCCGCGGCGCTGAAACCCCATTCCGCCTCGACGAACTGCTTGACCCACGCCTCGGACTTGCCTTGGATCGCGCTGTCGTAATAGCTCGGGGGCAGATTCTCGAGGTTCTCAGCTTCTTCCGAGAGGCCTGACGGCTGCACAAAATAGCGGGCGTTGACCTTGGGAAGGCCCTTCAAGACCCGGTAGGCTTTGACGCTTTCGGGGGTGTCGCCGAAGCGGTGCTGCTCGACCTTGGTCTCGTCGTGGAGGTAATCGTACCACCAGTTGTCTTCTGTATCGGGGTTGGACGAGCCAAACATGCCGAAGTTAGTCGCCCCACCATCTTTCTTAGACGGATAGCGTCCAAGACGAGCCGATAGCGCATCAATGATGGCGCGGGGGATCTGCACGAACTCGTCGATAATCGCGAAGGTGACCTCCAAAGACAGGACGCGGGCAACGTCGTCAGCTGTATCGAGGGGGCGGA